GTTTCCCAGTCACGATCAAGGGCGGCGGCGGAGGAGGCGGCGGGGGCGGCGGCCCGAACGGCAACAACGGGAAGAAGGGCGACCCGGACCCCGACAACAAGAAGCCGCGCGGAAAACCCAAAGGCGACACCGACGACCGGGACAAGAACCGGAAAAGGCGGAAGTGCAGAAGCAAGAACAACCGCAATGATGATGGCCCGGCCATTGTCGGCGGACCCGGTGGTGGCAGTTCCGCGCCCCAAGACTGCGGGCCACGTCCACAGGGGGTAGCGCCTTCGATCTGGCGCAAGATTCAGAACATCAAGGACCGCGTAGCGAAAGCCAAGCGACGCGGGCAGCCCAAGCGTGCAGCACGCCTCGAGCGCGCACTTGCCAAACTTCGTGAAAAGGCAAAACGCCAAGAGGAGCAAGCGAAGAAGCGGGCCGACAAGATGGCTCGGCTCAAGAAGTACGGTCATACCAACCCCGACGCGCAGGCACGAATCGAGGCACGTCGCGCACTCGCCCGTGAACAGGCGCGACGCCGGGCAGCTTGCGAACCTCGCATGTCGGCAAAGCAGCGCGCGGAATTTCGACGCAAGGCCGAGGAGGAAGCACGCAAGGAAATCTCAGGGGCTAGCTCATCGGGCGGCGGTGCAGGCGGCGCTGGTAAGCCCAACGGCGGACGGCCGCAAGACAAAGGCCCAAAGGGCCAAGACTCGGCTCTCGCCGGGGGTGATGATTCTGGCGATCCGAATTTCGGCAAGGCCAAGGAGGGCATCAAGAAAGAACTCGACCGACGCGAGGCCGAGGAAAAACGACAGGCCGAAGCAAAGGCCGGGAGCAAGAAGGCTCAGAAGGTCAAGGAAATCGAGGACGAGTATCGGCGTCGACGCCGGGAAATCGACGAGTCCGATACGTGGGAGGAACTTCGTAAGAAGCTCGCCAAGCAGGCTCAGGAGCGCCAGAAGGAAAACCAATCGACCGAAGGCCCGGTAACGGGCGAACGCTCGGAGAAAGCACAGCAGGCGCGCAAAGCAGCACCGGCCGGAACCATTCTCCCCTCAACGTCGCTCGAGAAGATGTCGACGCCGGGCAACGATTACTTTGCCACGACCCCCAAGCATCGGCGCGAGAACACAACGGCAAGCGGCGACACGCGCACCATTCACGAGTACATGGAGCAAGCCAAGGCTCCGGCGACAATCTGTGTCACGCCGGTAGCAGGGCTCGCAATCGAGCCGCGCGACATCAAGAACATCGCGCAGGTTTCATCGCTTGTATTCCACGGCCCGGACATCGACCCGGCGGACCCGAGCAACAACAGCAACGTACAGGCGGCCATCGTATTGCGCCCGGAGTGTCCGCTGTTCATCGGCGCTTACCCGGCGGAAGAAGCTGACGCCGAAAACAAAGGACCGGCCTACAACGGTTGGAGTCTCCGGCGCGGGGTAAACAGCGTTGACGGCAGCGAGGCGCTGTCCATCGACTGCCTCGACAACGACGGCAACCACGACCCGCTCAAAACGGTTGAGTCGCTCAATGACCTGTACGTTCCCGGCGGCAAGGTAGTTCCGCTTCCGCTCGTGCCGCCGACCACATTCCCGGCCAATCTGTCGGCAGTTCCGACATGGTACGAGTTCGACCTCTCGCACACTCTGTTTACAGTCTTGCCCGGATCAGCGGGCTCAATCGTTGTCGCCACGGTACCAGCCGGGACGATTGTAGGTGGCGCGCATCTGAGGCACACCGAGAGCTACGACACGGCCATACCTTCCGCCACACAAGGCCGCATGGAAGTAGGCATATCAACCGACGCCAACCAGATCATGTCGCGTCACGACGTTCTACAAGCACCGGGTACCGAAGTTTTCAAGGACGAGGGGCAACTTCGCAACATGGGCTATGCCCCGACTCAGGACATCGAGGTTCGGCTTACGATGGTAGGCGCTGCGCTGGCTGACCTTGCGACCGGCGAGGGCAAGCTGTACCTTCTGCTTTCGAAGGTGGTGTAATGGGCGTCAACGTCATCTCAGCCGATGCAATCAGACTGAACGGCTCCGGTGGTCCGCCGGTACCCAATCTGTTCAGTGATCTCGATATGACCATCGAGGCCAACCCCACCGACCCAACCGCAGGAACCATCCGCTTCCGCTCGCCGATGAACCTCAACGAGGATTACACGGCAATAGACCAAGTTGGATTTCGCCACGCCCCGACGATCACGCTCACGAGTAATTTCATCGGCGGCTTCCTGAACAGTTCGCCGACGTACAACATTCAGACGGGCGTGTTCGTAAGTTCAATGCTCACCGAGCAGGGCATATACAATCAGCAGGCGGCGGCCGGATTCGCGGCGTACACGAAGGATAACGTCCTGCCTCAGTTCATCGCGGCCGGGGCGTTTGCGCCGGTAAACCAGCTTTACCTAAACATCGGCTCGGTTACTTGGAATCAAAGCACAGGCGGAACGCGCACGACGGCCACGGTCACGGGGATGAACTTTGCGCCACAGTTGCGAGCAAGTGGAGCGGCCGGTTCACGGATGAATCTCACCAATACGACCGCGCTCAGCGTTGGCCCCACTTTCAGTACGACCGCCGGTACTACAGTCGCATGGACGAACATACGCGCAGTTCACATGCGGAATATCGTCGCGGGCTTCTTGCAGCCCGGCGCGGGAGCAGAGTTGTTGACTGGCGTGTATGTAGGACTCGACGTTGACAACATCACGTTTGGCACAGGCGCAAAGATTGCAGTTCGTTCGGCGCTCGCCAATGTCGGCAGTAACCGCTTCCTGCAAAACGACGGCACGGCTATCTCGACTTTCGCTGGCCTTATCCGCATGAACGACGGGGTAAACATCCAGTGGGGCACGAGTAACGGCGTTCAGATACAGCGTGTCGGTGCGAGCAGAATCCAGCTTAGCGATTACGCTGGCATCACAAACAACACATGGGACTTCAGTAACGCGAATAGCAGTGTCATCGGCGGCACCGAAGCCATCCAGATCAACACACCGTTCATCAGCTTGGGCACGTCGTTGCCCGGCGCATCGAACGGGTGGTTTCTGAACATCGCAGCACCGGCCCAATCAGTCGGCGGCGGCGTAGATTTCGCCAACTGCCTCAACAGTCCGGGCGGTATCGTGAACTTCACGGCGCTGCGAACGAACTTTGCCCAATGGACAGTGAACGCCCCGAGCAGCAGCGGGACCGCACCAACGCACGCGGCAAACATGATCGTGCAAACATCGGTTGGGCACGGCGTGAACCGATACGGTATCCGCCTAACGGCCAACCCGGGGGAAGGCGGCGGCGGTCGCGGCGCGGCGCTCGAGGTTACTACGGGGCGGACGTACCTCGACGGCGAAGTCATCCAAACGCCTCTGCAACTCGTTACGTTCGTAGCGGGCAACATCAACGACTGGACAGGCTGGCAGGGGCGTTCAGTTATGGACGTGCAGGCCAACGGGTTGGGGACGACGATTACGGGGATGGCTGGCCCGCACGAGGGCCAGTACCTAGAAATCTACAACCGCGCAGGTGGCGGGAATCTGACGCTCGCGCACCTTAGCGGGCTCAGTGTTGCAGCCAATCAATTCGACTTTGTTGGTGGTGCGGGCATAGTTCTGTTGCCGGACGAAATGATCCGAGTACGATACATCAACGGCAAGTGGCGGGACTTCGTTTAGCGGATGAGCGACCTACTCGAGCAAGCAGGCATCAACCAAAATGACCATCGGTGGCAGGCGATGGACCCGGTCCTACGCAAACAGATTGCGGACATGCTAGAGTCGATGGAGGAAGCGGACGCGCTTGAATGGTTGGGCCAGATGAAAGACGCCATGGACGGCGTCGGCGACTGGCCAGAGATCACCTAACAGGAGAGAGCATGGCACTTCAAATGATTCAGAACATCAGTCAGACCTTCATCGACGGCAAGCCTCAAGGCAAAGTCGTGATCCAGTGCGTAGTCAAAGACCCGGAAGGCAAAGACCCCACGGCCGCCGCTCACGCAATCGAGGTTGACGATTTCAAGAACATCAAGCGCGACCTAGCGCGAGCGCGACGGGAAACTCTCAAAGAAATGGAAGCCGGGCACTCTGCGCTTGGCGACTTCCTCAAGAAGCAGTCCTAGAAACACGGGCACGATACTGCTAGGCTCTTTCAACGAGGAAGCCTATGTCCGGCATCATGATTGGATCGGCAGTATCCCCGAGCGTTGCCAATAAACCGGTGGGCGGTGGCGTGTCGACACTCCTCGACTTCGGGGGTATCGCAGATGTAGACCCGTGGGTTCCCTCTGCGGACGACTTCACCTTAGACAACAGCGGCGGCAACCAATGTCGCGTACTTTCGGGCGTACTCGACTGCGGCGACGCGCTCAGTGATGAGCAGGCTGTACACGCGGATTCCGACAAACTCGACTTCGCGAGCGCGCCGGACGTATTCGCCGAGATGATCGGTTACGTCGGTCAGGTCACAGGAGCGTTCTTTGAAGCGGCCGTAATGTTGTCGAGCGATTACACGCCCGGTGCATGGGAGACGTTCGGTGGTTCGGGTGGGACGCTCAACGGGTACAGAATCGCGTTCAACTCAGACGGTGATATCACGCTAGAAAAGATGGTCACCGGAACGGCAACGGTCCTGTTCACGTACACAGACTCACCTATCGACGGTGGGACGGTCAGATTGCGAGCGACAGTCGAAGGCTCGAATGTCCGGCTACGGGTCTACCACAACGGAACTCTCGTTCATGGCTTTGTAGATACCGCCCCATCAACTACCGCTTTCCGAACGGGTGGCTTCGGCCTAGTAAACCGGCAAGGCTCTGCCCCCGGGCCAAGCTGTACCGGATTCAACGCCGCAACCATCACGTCAACGCCGATAAGTTCGCAATGGACGGATGATTTCAACCGGGCTGATGCCGAATCGCTAGGCGCGGGGTGGACCGAGACGGTAGACAACTGGCGCATCCTCTCGAATCAGGCGCACAACGATGCGTTTGAGCTTGCGAACGCATCGGCCAACCACGAGATCACGGCGCAATCGGAGTTCGAGGTCGCATTCCTCGATTGGGTTGCGAGTTCCACTGAATCGCTGCAAAACCGCATGGGCGCGTCGGTAGACGGTGATTATGAGAATGGTGTGTCCGGCAACGGCTACATCGTCTTGAACAACTCGACTACATCGTGGTCACTTTATCGGCTCGTTGGCGGCACGCTTTCAATCATCGACACTAATTTCATGGTGCAAGACCCAAGTGTTGCGGCCGATTATAGGCTGCGATTCACAATCGGGGCGTCGAGCGTGATCGTCGAGACGTGGGTCGACAACGAATTGCGTGGGGTGTTTGAGGACACCGACCCGGCGCGCATCGAGAACCTTGGCGTCACGGCGCACCTAGAAATGGCAAGTGGCGGCTTCGGTTCGTCGTCCCGCGATGTCGACGGCGTAGAAATCTGGTACGAGACTCCGTGATGATCTATGTACTCACACTCTTGCAAGCCGAGTCGAGCATAAACATCGGCGAGTTGTTCGGGATCGGTGCGACTGGCACGACGGTACTAGGCCTACTCGCCTACATCGGGAAGAAGCTGTTCGACCGACACCTTGCAGCGTTGGACAAGAACACGGCCGCAGTTGAGGCTTTCGGGAAGGACTTGTCGGACCACAAAACCGAGACGCTCAACGGCATGAACACCATGAACGACTCAATCGTCAGGCAGGGTATGCAGATGGACGATGGATTCGCGAAGATTGAGGACCGGCTAGACCGTGGGGCACAGAAGCACGAGGAATTTTCGAAGGGGCAGGAAGAAACGAACAAGCGGCTCGACAAGCACAGTAGCAGCATCAGCGATTTGCGCGGGCAGGTCGCTCGGATACAGGAGAATCAGGCATGAACAAGCCAAAGACAGCGTCGGACCTCACGGCAGCGGTTGCGGCGGGCATGATCGTCATGGCGCTGCTCAAGCAAGCGGGCATCGAACTTGATGAAGCGATGATCCCGGCAATCGGCGCTCTAGTCCTCGCGATTCTCGCGCGCTTCGGATTTCACTTGCGCGAGAAGAAGAAAGACAAGTAGACTTCGGACGCACGCACCGAACAGGAGAATCCATGAAACTGTTTTCGTTGATTTGCTTCGTCGCCATTCTCGCGCTCGCCGGTTGCATGAGCGTGAAGGAGGACACGGCGAAGGCGTACATCATGCAGACCGACTCCGTTGTCGAGGAGTGGAACGAGATGGTGACGGACGCCTACCGCCAGAATGAGGAGGGCGAGTTCGAACCTTGGTTCAAGGACGACCAAGACGGCACGCGCGAGGAGAAGATCGAGCGCCGGGAACGGAAGTACCAATCCTCGAACATTCTCGCGGACGAACTCGCAGCCGAGATCGGCTACACTAGGAACAAGGGCGACTAGCTATGTCGGACGAAAAGAAAGCCCCGAAGAAGAACAAGGCCGAACACTTCCTTGACGAACTCAAGGAGGAGTCGCTCGAGATCGGCAAGGCTTGGTGGGCCAAAGTCGAGGAAATCGGCAAGGGCACCATCAAGGACTTGACCGGCGAGAAGCGCAAACTCGCGCAGGCCGCGATGGTCGATCTCGCCAAAATTGAAATCAAGCGCCGCATGGGCCAGCACGTCGGACGAGAAGCCGCAATCGTCGAATCGACGTTGCAGGACTTGAAGGCAGTCGTCGCAATCGAAGTGATGCGTGCCATGCGGGACGTGGCAGCGGCATCGGCAACACACGCCGGGAACATCATCAGCAGCATATTCGGGCGAGTGCTAGACCTCGCCAGTTAGACGGCATAACCCATCGACGAGAAGCGAGGCGTGCGCGGAACGTAGTAGCCACGGCCGAGAAGCGGCCCAACGGATATGGGGGAGTCCTGACCGCGCACAGGACTCCCCGGCAGTAAAGCGGATATGCAAAACACGGGCTGCCTTCGGGCGGCTCGTTTGCGTTTCTGCAAATTCACAGATTCGGGAATTTCCGAATTGGCTCGACTGCTTTCGCGATGGGCCTGAGAATCTGAGCAACGGACGCAACACGACCACAGGAGCAAAGCCATGTCTCACTCACTTCCCGGTTACGACGCTTGGAAAACACGCGGACCCGAATACATCGAACTGCCGGAGCGCCGGTTCGAGGTTCTCGAGGTTCCGGCGCGCGGTGCCCGCAAAGTAGTCAGCGGTGAACTACTCACCGAGGACGAGGCGGACGCGCTTGTCCAAGAACTCGAGCGTGACCACCCCGGCGTCGAGTTCCGGGTGGCGGTGTTGGGGCCGGACGAACTCTAATCACGGGCACACAGCCCATAACCACAGGAGAATGCAATGCAGGTAACGAGTGAAAAGGGCGAGCAGACTTACAACAACCTCGCAAACAAAGAAGTGTTCAACGCGCCAGAAGAAAGCAAGTACGACTCGTTTCAGGAGTTGTGGCAGGACGCCAAGGATCAGCGGGCTCGTTGCACCGAGCATGTCGTCGACCTCAAGCACGTGGCGGTGCTTCCCGGCGAGATGCAGAAGCCGGAGACGATCACGGTCCTTGACGGTGAAACCGAGATCAAGGGCGAACTCACCAACTACAGCTACAAGCAGATTGTCCGCATGGCGGGCGTCAACTTGGGCATGATCGAGCGCCTCAAGCCGGAGACGCGCAGCCGGGTCATCAACGAACTCATGCCGCGCGAGGACAGCCGCGTGGGTCAGATTCTCCTTGAGAACGTCGACGGCGTACAGAAGGTGCGCGCATTCACGGGCTCACAGTACAAGCGCCTGTGGGACGACGATGTTTGCGGCGAAGTCGACCGGTGGCTCTTGGGCTCCGGCTGGACTCCGGCCTCTCCGACCTTCCGCTACAGCGGCCCCGAGGAAGGTAAGCCGAAGTGCCTCGTGCGTGATGACCGCTCGAGCTTCATGTTCTTCATGAAGGACGGCGACGGCGGCCAGTCCGATGACCTTGGCGGCCTGCGCCGGGGGCTCGCTGTCTGGAACAGCGAGACAGGCGACCGCATGTTCGGCTGGACGAGCTTCTTGTTTCGCGACATTTGCGCCAACCTCCTGATTTGGGGGATGCAGGAACAGATGATCTACCAAGTCGTCCACCGACAGGGCATTGTCGACGGCTTCGGGGAGTTCAAGAAGCAAGTCGCCGAGATGGGTACAACCATCACCGACGAGGAGTTTGACTTCCTGCACAAAGCGGCCGATGTCGAGTTCGCGCCGAACGTCGAGGGCGCTGAAAAACGCCTGAACAAAATGGGCGTCACGAAGAAAGTGGCCAAGGCTTCGGTCGAACTCGCGCAGACGCAGCTAGGCGGCGAGGACTTGAGCGTGTGGAGCGTCACGAACGGCTTGACGGCCTACGCCAACACACTCAGCCACGGCCGGGACCGCATCGACATCCAGCAAAAGGCCGGTGAAATCCTGACCGGCGCAATGGCATAGTTCCTGTGGTGCCCCGGATGCCCGGGGTCCAGAGCCGGGCGGGTTTGGCTTCCTGCCCGGCTCACCACCACGGGCATTTAGGTTTGACACGTCCCGCCGGGCGTGAGAGTGATTGAGTAGGACCAACCACAGGAGAAAGCTATGTCGGTCAAGTACCACAGGGACGTGATGATCGAAAGCCCAAACGGGCTCAAGTTCTGCGTGAATATCAGCGAAGGCGACGACCGTTGCACGGTCAGTAAGGTTCGTGGCCCGATGGGTGACGACAACGCCTACACCGAACTCATGAGCGCAGTCCAAGACTGGCGCGACGAACACGCCCCGCACTTGGAAAAGTGCAAGATCACGGGCGTCTAGCCCGAACGGACGCAACGCAAACCACAGGAGACAGTTATGACGACACACGCGCAATCCTACCCGACGCTCGAGCGCGTCATGGGCGCGGTTGAGAACGACAACAACACGGGCTTTTGCCTCGAATGCGGGGCAGAACACTCCGGCATCGAGCCGGACGCCCGCAACTACACATGCGAAGTTTGCGGCAAACCCGCTGTTCACGGTGCCGAGGAGTGTCTATTCGTAATTTGCCCATAATTGCGTTCTAACGCATCGACGGGCAGAAACGTCTAAACACCCGCGAACAGCATCCAAGCGCAACACACGTAACGCCACCCATGTAAAACGGGCAGTTTTTTGGAGATCAGTCAAACCACAGGAGAACCCATGCACATCCACGCAATCGAGATCAAAGACTTCAAGGGCATCAAAGACTTCAAGGCCTACGGGCTGAACACCGGGCTCGTAGTCCTCACGGGCAAGAACGGCTCCGGCAAGTCCAGTGTCCTCGACGCCATCGAGGCAGGCTTGCGCGGTGGCAACTCAATCGGCGAGAAGCCAGTCCGCGAGGGCGCAGAAAAGGCAGAGATCGGCTTCGACCTTGGCGAGTACATCGTCACCCGGACGATTGACGGCAAGCGCAAGCAGACGTTGAAGGTCCGGCCGAAAGGCGACAAGAAGGCGATCAAGAAGGGTCAGGACATCCTGAACGGCTTGTTCAACGCGCAGACCATCGACCCGACAAAGTTCGAGGCGCTCAAGCCGAATGATCAGGCGGCCGAACTACAGAAGGCGCTTGGCGTCGACTTCAGCGACCTCGACGCGCAGGAGAAAGCCGACCGGGAAAAGCGCCTGCTTGTCGGCAAGGACCGGGACCGGGCGAGCAATGCCGCCAAGGCGATCAACTGCGAAGGTGCGCCGGACGAGTTGATCGACGTGAAGGCGCTGTACGAGGAACGCGACGCCATCCGCGAGAAACAGGACGAGGTTGTTCGCGCAAAAGAACTGCGCGAGGAGGCAGAGGCAAAGGCCGAACGTATCGACGAACAGGGCGCATCGCTCGAGCGCCAGATCAAGGAGCTACAGGACCACCTCGAGGGCGTTCGCAAGAAGCACGAGGAACAGGTCAAGGAGGTTGCGGGGCTGATCGACGCCGAAGATGCAGCAGCAAAGGCGGCCGAAGGCTTGGACCCCGCGCCCATCCTCGAGAAGATCGAGAACGCCGACAACCTCAACGACCTGTACCGCCAGAAGCAGCGCAAGGACGAACTCACCGAAGAAGCCGAGAAAGCCATCAAGGAGTACGACGCCCTGAACGACAAGATCAAGGGCTACCCGGCTCAACGTGCCGAACGGCTCGCCAAAGCGAAGTGCCCGGTCGAGGGCCTCGAGATCACGGACGATGGAATCACGGTCAAAGGCATCCCCTTCCACGAGATGTCGCAGGCAGAAAGGCTCCGGCTCGGTTTCGAAGTCGGCCGCCTAATCAACCCGGAGATCAAGGTGATCGGTTGCCGCGAGGGCAGCAACATCGACGACGAAGGGATTGCTGCTTTGCGCGAGATGGCGCTCGGCAACGAGTTTCAACTATGGATCGAGATGGTCCGCACCGACGAGGACGGGGCGCTGATCATCAGCGAAGGCGAGCTAGCTAAGTAGTATCAGAGCCAACGAAGCCTTATGAGGAAGCGAAATGGGAACTGAAACGACGAGTAAGACGGTCCACACGTGCGACCGATGCGGCAAGCAGCATGTCGGCGAAAGTCTACCCGGCGGCCCAACGAATTGTTGGGCAACGCTGCGGTTTATCCAGAATGGCGCATTCGACTTCCAAGGGGCGTCGTGGGGAGAGCGCGTGCCTCAACCAATCTTGCTCTGTCACGAATGCGCCGACGACATGGCCGACTTCCTCAATCAAAAGCGAGGAGCGAAGAAGATGGCGGCGGTCGTCGACGCAGTCAGGTCACTTACGGACCCCGAGGACAATCTTGCGTGCATCCCAGAAGGCCCGGAGCGCAAAGAGTTGGAAACCGCCTACAGGGACTGTGAGGGCATTTCCTAACAAGACCCACGGGTTGTCGCATCATGTGCTAGAGTGTGCGTCTGAATTAGTCGGGGGCTTCCCGCCGGAAGCCCCCTCGGACGCTGCTTACACCACAGGAGAGTGATGTGCCATGACAGTAAGCCCTGAACTCGAGCGCGTCAAGCGAAGGTTCGACACGCTGAAAGAAATCCCGTTCGACGACCACGACCGCCCGAGTAGCATCGGCGGCTCCGAGGTTTCCTGTACGGTCGACATGCACCCCTACAAGTCGGCCTACCAACTGTGGCTCGAGAAGCGCAGACAGTTCCCGCCCGAGGACTTCACCGACAACGACGCGGTATGGTTCGGCTCTGAATGGGAGTCGACCATCATCAAGCGGTGGTGCGAGAAGCAGAAGATTCCACCGGCCGAGATGATCACCCGCCGGTCGACCTACGTTCACCCGGTGCTGTCGTGGATGAGTTTCTCACCGGACGCCTACCATCAAAGCCTCAAGTTCGGGCTCGAGATCAAGCTAGTCGGCTACAGGATGCTCCGAGGTTGGGGCATTGAAATGACCGACCAGATTCCCGAGATGTACCTGTTGCAAGTCGCGTGGGGCGCAATCGTCACCCGCATTCCGGTCTGGTACATCATCGCGCAGATGGGCACTGAGCAGCGCACCTACAAGTACGTCCACCGGCCGGAGCTTGCGAAGTACCTACTCAAGAAGGCTCGCCGATTCTGGCGCATCAACGTAGGCCGGGGCATTCCGCCTAAACCCAAGGGCCGCAAGAGCGACACGGACGCGCTCAAGAGCCTATTTCCCACGTCATCGGAAACCATCCGGCAGGCGACTCCACACGAGCGGGCGCTCCTGCAACGGTACTCGCAGCTTTACCCGGAACACAAACAACTCGAGTCCGAAGTCAAAGACCTGCGCGCCGAAATCGAGGCGCTGATAGGTGACGACCTCGGCATTACAGACGGCCACCACACGGCGACATGGAAGCAGGGCAGCAAACCCGGCAAGCGCACGTGGGGATGGAGAACGGAGAAAGAAGATGCCTAACGACGTAGACCTTCGGATTGAAATGGTCCCCTGTTTCGACAAGGGCACGCACACGCACACGACCATCGACATTTGTCGCCGGGGCAAAGGCGCAGGCTTCATCCGCATCCAGATTACGGCACAAGAACACATGCGAATGACTGGCCAAGGGTCAAGCATCCGATGCACCGGCAAGCACATGAACGGCGGCTTGTCGCTCGAATAGATTTGCGCCGAAAGTCGCTATGTGCTAGAGACTTACCGGACGCGCACGACAGGAGAAACCGATGTCAGACCTCGACCAGAGGCAAGAACCATTGCCGCCCGCGCGGCGATTCCTCAACTCAATGCAGCAGATGGCCGGGATGCTCAAGGACGTGATCCCGGGCGCGGGTACGGCCGAGTCGTTCATCGCTCAGGCGTACATCTACGCCAAGCACAACCCGAAGATTCTGAATTGCACAGAAGCGTCACTCGCGAATACGCTGATGGCGTGCGCTCAGACCGGGCTGAACCTCAACCCGCAAGGCAACCTCGCGCACATAGTTCCATTCAAGGGGCAGGCGCAGTTGATCATCGGGTATCAGGGGTACATCGACCTGATGTTCCGGTGCGCCGGGGTCATCGACGTGGACCCTCAGATTGTCTACGTCGGCGACGAGTTCGAGTACGAACGCGGCACACGGCCATACATCAAGCACCGCCCGCACTGGCAAGATAGGCTAGGCGATGCCTCAGAAGAACATCGGCAAGGCCCGGTGGAAATCCCGGCGGCGGCCTACTGCATCATTTCGTTCCGAAACGGCTTCAAGAAGTTCGAGGTCTTGCACAAGTACCAGATCGAACGCATCCGCGATGGCATCCGGCATTACAAGAAGAACGACCCGGACCACATGTGGAACAAGAACACAATCCCGATGTGGCGCAAAACGGCCATCCGGGCCACGGTCAAGTACGTGCCCCACACCCCGCAACTCGCGCTCGCTATGGACTTGGACCGGCGGTACGAGGACGGCGAGGAACAGATCGTCGACGTTGGGCTCGAGGAAGAAATCAGGAAGCAGGAGAGCAAGCCGACAAAGGCCGAGCGGGTCGAGGACGAAATCAAAACGCAGGACGCCGAGTGGGGAGTATTCGGCGCTCGCATCACGAAGTTCCGAGTCGATTCCGGGCTGTCGACTTACAAGACGGCTGAAATCCTCAAGCTGGACGAGGAACAGCTATTCGAGGTCGAGTCGGGCGCGAAGTACGAGCCCCGGGACGGCGACAAGTACGAGAACCTCACGAACTTTGCGTCAGCGTGCGGTGTCGACGTTGGCGAGTTGCTTGACCTTTTGCCGGAGTAGCAATGAGCGACGACCTCGAGACAATCACGAAGATGGCCAACAATCTCAACCTCGAAGCAGGCATGTTCGATGACGGTACGCCTTTCGAGGATCGGGTATTCATCGGCGACAAGGAGATTCTCGGACGACTGTTAGACCGTGTATCTCGAGCATGGGCCAAGGCGAACGCAGTTGTTGCAGCGGCGCGGGAATTGCTAGAGAACGCCGAGACAGACGGCGCAACCTACGAGAAGGCGCTTGCGGACGCCATCGAAGAACTTGACAAGGCCTAAAAGTGAACTGGACGCTCACAGTAGACACCCACTACCGCAACGACTGGAAGCCAAAGGCTACGGCTTGCACCGGCCCGATTAGCGTTCACGGCCGATGGGACTACGAGTTGACAGTCTACGCGGATGAACAGGATGTCCCGCTCGAAAGAACGCGGGGCTTTCCGGCTACGGATACTTTTATGGTCGTCAACGTCGAGGAGTAGCTTTGGACTACGCGGAACAAATAAAACTCGCTCGGGCAGCGTGTGGGGGATGTCGGCTAAAGATACCGTTCAAGGTCGTCGACGGGACGCTTCATCATCTCGACTTCTTTGCGACGCCGGAAGCTGGCGCTATCGGGCCATGCAAATGCCCGGAGATAATCGCGCAGTTCTACGACGGCACAGACGACTTGCAAAACCCAAAGTGGCGTGACGAGGAGGCGTTCTACGACGCTTACCACGAGGACGAGTAGATGGCCGCGACCGTCGAACACTACTGCGACCTTTGCGGGAAGCGAGCGGCTGTTCCGGTCGTGCAGAAAGACGACTTCACAATCGAGGGGGTCTACTTTACCCGCTCGCCAGAAGGGACAATCACGCACTGTGGCGACTGTATGCGCGCAGCGGTCGACCAGATTCAGAAGCAACGCGCGCTCTTAGAACTCGCAAACGGGGAGGAACCCACCATGAGCGAAGTACAGAAAACCGCAATCCAATGGGCGGACTACACATGGAACCCTTGGCAGGGATGCACCCACGTAAGCCCGGGGTGCGAAAACTGCTATATGTTCGAGGAGAAGAAGCGGTACGGGCAAAAGCCCGAGATCGTCGTCCGCTCCAAGGACAACACGTTCCAGAAGCCTTTGAAGCGCAACCGCCAGAAGGAGTACAAGATCGAGTCCGGCGCTCGCGTGTTCACTTGCTCGTGGTCCGACTGGTTTCACCCGCTCGCCGACAAGTGGCGGCAGGAAGCATGGGAAATCATCAAGCAGCGGCCGGACGTGCTGTTCATCATCCTCACCAAGCGAACACATCGCATGGCGGACTGTCTACCCGGTGATTGGGGCGACGGCTACCCGAACGTCGTCTTGGGAGTCAGTGTCGAGAATCAGGCGATGTTGCCCCGGGTCGAGAAGCTGTTGCGGACACCGGCCGCCATCCGAGCGGTTTCTTACGAACCGGCGCTCGAGATGGTCGACTTTTCGGGGCATATGCCGGGCCAACGCATCGACCACGCCCAAAGCGAAATCGACGCCCGGCGCGGCATCAAGCGCATAGCGGCACCGACCTATTGGGAGCACCACGGAATCGACTGGCTGATCATCGGCGGCGAGTCCGGCAACGGCGCACGCGCGTTCGACATCGAATGGGCGCGGAAAAACGTGATCCAGTGCCGCGAGGCCGGTGTAGCCTGTTTTGTCAAGCAACTCGGCGCGGTGCCGATGGACGGTCACACATACCTGAAGCTCGAAAGCGAGAAGGGCGGCGACTGGAACGAATGGCCCGATGACCTCAAGGTCCGCGAGTTTCCGGCATGGACACCCGGCGAACTTCCACAGGAGGAGAAGTGATGCAGGAACAGACAAGCCTGTACTGCTGCTGCGGCGCGAACTTCAATATGTACTCCGACAACCGCGACGAAATGCGCGAGGCCCGGCGGGAATGGATGAAGGCCCACGAGAACTGCCCGAAGCTCAAGCAGGAGGAGAACATCACTCACATCGAGGCAGACTACGAAGCACGCATATTGGAAATCGAGAAACGCTACGATACGACTCTGTTGAACGCGGAACGCAAGATCGACGAACTCAAAAGGCAGATCGAATCGCTAAGGAAAAAGGCATGAACGAACGCGACCCTAGATTCACGCCTTACCCCGGCGACAAGATCACCGACGCGAACGGCTGGTCGTTCCGAATCGGCGGCATCGCTCATTGCTTCTGCCACGGTCATACGGTCATGCTGATGCACACCAACAAAGCCCGGGACGGTGATCAGATCATGCTGCCCTTGGCGGACTACAGAATCGCGTTCGAGGACGCAACGGTCGATGAAGCGGTGGAGGTCTGATGGGACGCAAGGAACGCAAGCATCTGCGGCGGCAAATCCTCAAGAACTGGCCCGACATCCAGAAGGGCATAGACAAGGTCATTCAGAACGCCATCGACCGGGGCGAAACGCCAGAAGCGGCGCAAGCCATCATGGACGGCGACGAGTGTTGGAGCCTCGTACTCGGCATCGACAAGGAACGGCCAAGCAAAGCGCCGATAACCCAAGAGATGATCGACGTTTTCAGGGAAGTCTACGCAGAAAAGAAGGCAAAGGGGAACTGATGGCCGCGCCGACACAGCCAAAAGTATGTTTGCACTTCGGGTGTATTGACCGACCGGGGCACTTCGTGCATTCGCCGGATGGCTCGCCGGTCGACTATCACATGAAACACTGGATTCAAAAACTCGACAGTCTTGTCCATGCCGAGCGTACAGATCGGTGGCTCACACATTGGTTTGAGGCCGAGGACGGTTCACAGATTACAGTCATCGCAAGGCGAGACAACGAAATCGACTCGCGGCCGGGCTCGTGGTGCGGTTTCATAATGCCGGGCAACAGTCCCCTCGAAACCGCCCTGCGCGTTGCTCGCGAAGCGTGGCCTAAGCATCACATTTGGGATGCACCACATGGCGACTAACCTGTTCGAGTCGGATTGGGAAAAGAAACAGCGCCTCGCGAAACAAGCACCGCCCGGTTGCGGCGGTGATAGATGCGAGCCCGCGCTCGACAGCCTAGAATCCCGCGTTGACCACGCTCTAGCGAACGGTATGGACCCGGCGAAGCGAATCGTCGAACTCGAGCGCGAGAATCAACGCCTGCGCGACATCATCGCGAAACGCAAGCCGGTCAGAAAGACGGACCCCGAAACCTCGAAGATGGCCGAGTCGGACAACCGGCCACGCCGGGGCTCGCAACGCTTCAAAATCCTCGAGTACGTCTACGACAACGGCCCGGCGACGTGCGACGAATGGGAAGCCGCGCTACAGATTCCGCACGGTCCACGACAAACCGAACTCGAGCGCATGGGACTACTTACTCCGGCGGGTGGGACACGGCCAACGAGGTTCGGCAGCGAGGCGCGAGTCTACAAACTCACCGACGCCGGGCGGGATTTCATCAAGGAATCGAAAGATTTGACGAAGTGAAAACCATCGGGTAGGTTCCTACCCACTTGGCGAAGAACACGACGGCTTTTGGAGATGTCTGCGACTAGCATCTCCCCCGAAAGGCCCCGGAGACGCCAAGCTCCGGGGCTCTTTCATTCGGACGCGCACCAATGGAAAACATGCAAGTCGAACGCCCCGGGTGGGCGATAGTCCCCTTCGCACTACTGGACAACAGCAATGCGCTCAAAGTATGGGTCGCATTGTGGGAGTTGTCGGACTTCAAGACGAGAACGGCCACGGTCTTTCGAAAGGACTTAGAATCGCGCGCCGGGCTCAGTGACAAGTCGGTTTCGAAGGGTCTGCGCTGGCTGAAAGACAAGGAGTACCTCAAGATCACGCCGGTAGCCGCGCCTCACGGCGGCATTCAGTGCAACCGGTACAGAATGCTCCTCGACGGCCCCCAACCAAAAGACCCCACCGGAAATCTTTTCTCCGACCCCACCGACGCAAACCCGGGCTCTACCTATGATTCAGTAGATAAAAAACAAAAGAGTCCGCCCCCGGAGTGGGCTGTCAAAGTGGCCAACGCAATACGGGCTCACGTCGTCTCGGAATGGAAGCGAGCAATCACGGACGCCAACCGAGACAAGTGGGCCTACGCTCTTGACCGCCTTACCCGCTCGAAAACTTTGACCCCGCCACCGATTCCGGCAGAGGTCGAGAACGTCATCCTTTGGGGGCTTCAAGACAGGCAGGAACGCGGCACATGGCCGGGCTGGTACGCGAACATCCGAAGCGCACCGGACCCGGACAAGTTCACCAAGATACGGGCGGCACGTGACCGCGCGTTCAAAGGCAATTACAACCAGAACTCAGACGAGGACTTGCAATGACATTAGGCGAAGCAGCGATCATGTTTGCCGAGGCTGACCTGATCTGCCGGAAGTATTGGCAGAATCCCGAGGGTAAGCGAGATGCTCAGTGGAGCATCGACTGCGCGGCGGCACAGGACAAAAAAGCAAAGGCTCGCGCCGAGTACGAGCGTGTGAGAGAGTTGTGCGGGATGAACGCATGAACGACGAGTCGCACCTACCACCGCACAGCATCGAGGCCGAGCAGGCATGTTTGGGCGGCCTCTGTCTCGACCCGTCGTACCTCGACGAAGTTGAAGGCATCATAGCGCACCCGGACGCCTTCTACCGGGTTGCTCACAGGCACTTGTACGCGGCGATGATCGACCTCTACCGCAAGGACGGCGAGTTCGATTGGAATAGCCTAGTCGACCACATAACGGCGACGGGCCAGATCGACGCTTGCGGCGGCCGGGACGAACTGTTCCGCTACCTTCGCAGCATCACGGACATGCCATCCGGCTACGGCACACCGCGCAACGCAACGATAGTCATGGCGAACTACGTCAAGCGCCGGGCAATCGCGGAAGGCCACGCCCTCGCCGAGTTCGCCAGTCAGCCCACGAACAGCACGGACGAAACACTCACCCGGGCGTGGCAAGCGTATGCGGAAGTCTCAAAAGCTCGCGGCGTTCGGGACCGGTCCACCGACATCATCGAAGCGGCGGAAGAAGCCATACGGGACTCTCAAGAGGGTCGCTTGAGGGGTTATTACGCGGGCTACGGGCACCTCAACGGCATCCTTGGCGGCCTCGCATGGGGCGGCCTCTACATCGTTGGTGCGCGGCCCGGTAAGGGCAAGACCGGATTCCTACTGAACCTCGCGCAAAAGTACCTGCTGTCACCCGAGGACGGGATGGCTTGCGGACTCTGGACTTCGGAAATGCCAGCCAAGCAGATTGCCGCTCGGATGCTCTGCTGTCTGTCCGGCGTCGACGGTATCAAGTTCCGGCGCGGCAACCTCAACAACGAAGATCGGGCCGAAATCGAAGCGGCGCGCGACGATTACAAGGGCGGTCAACAATTCCGGGTAGACGACAGGCCCGGGCGCAACGTGTACGACCTGTGCAATATCTTCCGGGGCTGGCACAAGAAGTACGGCACTCGAATCTTCTTCGTGGACTATATTCAGAACATGGGCCGCATCCCGGGCATCCGCGACAACTACGAGAAGATTGCCGAAACGTCGAACTCGCTCAAGCAGTTTGCGCTCGCGAACAACTCCATCATCATCGCGGCGGCACAGCTAAACCGCAAAGCCGAGGAAGGCAAGCGACGGCCGATCATGTCGGACCTCGAGGGGGCGGGTGCGTTGGAACAGGACGCGGACGGCATTGTCATGCTGCACAAACTCGCCACCGGGAAGTTTGACGACCCAACGGCAAACTACGAGATGAACGTCGTGAAGAACCGGCACGGGCCAACCGGGCGCGCGCTGTTCGTGTTCCACAAGGCGGTCACTCGATTCGACGAAACGGCGCGGCATGACTAAGAGGCACGGTCGACTAGCTCCGGGGTGGATGGAGGACTTCGCTCGCGTCAAAGGGTGGAAGGGCACGATCAAGGACAAGCGCGGAACGTGCCGAGTCTGCAACTTGCCAGTGAAGCCCCCAAAGCTCTACTACTTCGGCTCGCCAGAATGTGACAAGCTCCGGCACTTCGGCGGGATGAATCCGCGCAACCTACTGTTCTGCCGAGACAATGGTGTCTGTTGCTCCTGCGGGCTCGACACGCTCAAGCTGATCGACATCCTCGCCAACAAGGGCGCAGTACCAGCGTTCATAAGCGACCACTTGAAGTTTCTGATCAAGCGGGAACACGAAGACGCGCCACGGCAAGCGGCCATCGAGTACCAGTTGGAACAGTGGAATGTTCCCAACCGGGGCAACGTCCGCAAGAGCCTTTGGGACATGGATCATGTGATCCCGGTCGAGGAATACACGGGCGATATCGAATACCTAAACGAACTGTCGAACCTTCAAACGCTCTGCATTCCGTGCCACAAAAAGCGCTCGGCAAAGCAGGCAGGCGGACGGGCAAAGCGCAAGAAACGGGAGAAGAAGATGGGACCGAAAGAACGCCAGTTGCGGGAGATGCGGGGTAACGGATGAAGTTCACCCGCATCATCGAAGGCATAGAGTTGCAGGGCAAAGCGCGGCCACGGTCGACGCTGATCATTCCCGGCGCGGCGAAGTCGAGACTGTCCGGCCTACCTCGCAACCTCTGGCCGAAGTCTCGAGTTCACATGCCGGACAAGTACACAAAGCACGTGGAAGAATTGTCTAAAGCGTTCGGGAACTACCAGTTGGGCGAAGTCCCGCACGGCATGAAGGTGTGGGTAACCTTCGGGATGGCGAAGTCGTGGACGAAGAAAAAGAAGGCTGGACTCGTCGGCACGCTGGTCATCACGAAACCGGATGCGGACAACGCTCTGGGCACCATCATGGACGCGGTTTTCCCCGAGGTATTTACCGGCGAAGGACGCCAAAAAAAGCGTGTTCCGGGCTCCGGCGATAGTATGATCAACCCTGCAACGGTGGAAATTCGGTGGTGGTGGTACGACTCAATCCGCATCGAGATTGAGGAGCTACCCGACAACAGAGAAGTGTGGCCTTGGCTTCGCGAAGAAGGAGCCAAGACTCTATTCACGTAGGAGGTTCCATGAAGATCGAAGGTGATTGGATCGTCGACGCGGTCGAGGGCAAAGCATCGACCGACAAGGCGAGCGGCAACAAGATCAAGCTGTCGCAGGCTGACAGCGATCTCAAGTCCGAGCAGTACAAGCAGTCGCAGGCGCGCGAGCGTTTCGGAACGCTCAAGCTGACCGGCGCGGTGAACATGGAGATGGACGGCAAGCTCCTCGAGCGCGCAGTCTACGCGGAAGCCGCAGACGAGGACGGCCGCCACGTGTACCAGTTCGTCCCGGCCAAGCGACTCAAGGCCGACGAGTTCACGTCGCTCTACATGGCCATTGACAAGGCGGTCACGGTCGAGTTCGAGGACGCACAGGGCGAACTCGCTTTCAACGAAAACGAGCCGGAAACGTCCGAGGCAAAGTAGCATGGCGAGAAAGAAGGCCCGGAAGCTGGCCAGCCTCAACGATCTAAAGCCAGCACCCTACAACCCGCGCACCATCGACATAGCAGCCAAGCATGGCCTCAAGAAGTCGACGAGCGAGTTTGGGGATTTGTCGGGCATCGTCTGGAACAAGCGGACGGGCCATCTTGTCGCCGGTCATCAACGAGTCGACGTTCTCAAAGAGCAAGGGGCGGTGTTCGAAACGGAGCCGCCCCGGCTCATTCTCGACGGTGCTTCGTTCGCAATACGGGTGGTGGATTGGGACGAGGACACCGAGAAGGCGGCCAACCTCGCAGCAAACAACCCGGGCATACAAGGCGACTTCACGGCCGAGGCAGAAGCCATCGCCGCAGAAGTTGAGGCATCGCTTCCTGATCTGTACGATGGCCTGCGCTTAGAGGCCATCGCCGGGGAGCCGACCACCACCACCGAACCCGGCGCGTCTGAGGGGCTCGGCCCCGATGACACCCCCGGCGATGGTCCGCCCGAGATGGAACTCGCACCGTTCGAGCATTACGACTATGTCGTGATCCTCGCACGGGACACAATGGATTGGGAGTTCATCTGCGAGAAACTCGGCATCGAGAAAGTCAACGCCTCGCCCATCGCTGGCAAGAAGAAGATCGGACTCGGCCGGGCGGTCGACGCCAAGAAGCTGATCGAGTTACTCCGTGACAAGTGACCTCACCATCGTTGTTCCAAGCCGGGCACGTGCCGACAACATGAAGCGGCTCAAGGCCCTGTTGCCCACGGCGCTCGTGTGCGTCGACGAAAGCGAAGTCGCCGAATACGAGAAGGCCGAGGTCAAGGTTCTGCCGCATCCGAAGCTACCCAACATCGCACACATACGGCGCTGGATACTCCAAAACGTCAAAGGCCCGGTGTGCATGATCGACGATGATCTGCGCGCGGTGAACTGTCTGATCGGCCGCCGGGTCAGAAGGACGACCGACGCCGGAGCCATCCTGCAAATCATCCTCAACGGCTACCACGTCGCAAAGGACTTGGGGCTCGCGGTATTCTGCTGGCAGCGGAACGCCAACCCGATGCAACTCAACGCAGCGGACCCTTTCGGGCTCGTGATTCCATCGGCCGGAGCGTTCGGCGTCATTGGGCGAGATGTTCGTTTCGATACCCGGCTCGAGCGAGGCGAGGACATTGACCTCACCATGCAAAGCCTCATGAAGCACCGGATTACATGGTGCGACCGGCGTTTCTATTTCGACTTCGGCCCGGTGTTCACCGGCAAGGGCGGCAACCAAGGAGTCCGTACCGGAGACGAGAACGAAGCGAACACGAAGCTCCTCAAGGAAAAGTGGGGCCAGTACATCAGCGTCGACTCCGCAAAGGAGCGAGGTTCGCTGAACATGGCGATTCGCGTCAAGCGAAGGTCCGCCATCGCCTCGACGAAATAGGCTAGAAACCCCTTCACAAAGGCGTTCTCGCGAGGTAGAGAGTGTGTCGGACGCAACGCACTCAGGAGAAGTCATGCCGAACTTCGAGCCGAACATCCGCAACGTCGAAAACTTGGGAGTCGTGCGCTGTGATTGTGGCGCATGGCTCGTTCAGTTACACGCGCCATCGGATGTCGAGTTGAAGTGTAAGCGGTGTGGCAAATGGTGGAGAATCAAACATGGCGAGCAACCAAAGGCCGACAATCTCGGGGTACAACGTATGGGAAGTACAGTCGGCAATCCAGAAAGAGGTAAGACGCGGCCGGGAGCGTGAAGCTGTCCGGTGGGCGTTCGAAATGGAATCCGCCGGATGGTGGAAAGCGCTGATCAAGCGTCTCCGGGTCATGTGTTGGGAAGATGTCGGACCCACGGCCATGCAGGAAGTCTTGTTCGCTCGCGCCGGGCTCGACGACGCCGACACGTTCTACGGCAAGAAGGACGATTCGTGGCGACTTCCTCTGACGTGCGCCATCGTCGCATTGTGTCGGGCTGAAAAGACGCGCATCGGCGACGAGTTGCAGGCTTGCGTTCAGGACGACATCAACGCCGGGCGCAAACCGGCGATACCGGACGCGGCTCTCGACAAGCACACCTACCGGGGCAAGAAGATGGGCCGGGGATTCGCCCACTTCTGTGACGAGGGCGCAATCCTCGAGCCTGACGCCTCAACACACCGGGAGTACCGGGAAGAAGCTCACAAAGTCTGGAAAGCTCTCGACGGGCAACCCAAAAGCCTACCGGACGGGGGCGGCGAGCCACCGCCACAGACCGGATTATTTTAGAAAAATAGACCCCGATTAGGTTGGACAGCACGGCGCGAACGTGAGAGAGAGTGTGTGTCAGACGGACACGCAAACCACAGGAGAAAGCGATGACCACGACCGCGCGCAAGCCCATGACGAACGACGAAGCATGGGAGTTCTACCGCAACCTCGACAAGTACCTGTTCCGACTTGTCCGCCAAGCAGCCAGCCGCCAACTCTCCATCGAGTACGCAGGCAGCGGCCACGGCATCGGCTCGAGCGACATCAACCACCGCGCAGTCAGCATGATCAAAGCGACCAACGGTATGCCGAGCCCCTCGGACCTCATGGACATCCTCGAGGAGTACGACGAGGCAGTAGCCATCGGACGCATTCAGTTCTAAGCCGGAGCGACCGGCCGAACCACAGGAGAAAGCGATGGGACTTCACGCCTACGTTGACAGCGACGACTACAGGAACGACCGCCACGGCACGCCCGAGCATTGCTTTTGGAGCGCACCGTACAGCAGCTTCAACGATATGCGCGTAGCCATCGCCCGCGCGGCTGGCTGGCCCCTTCGTCCAAGCGACTACCGCAAGGGCGAATATCATCCGAGCGTCGATGGTGACTGGACACCGGAGAACTTCCGGGGCGAATGGGCCGAGACACCGGAGGAAATCCTGACTGTTCTGTTTGTGCACTCGGATTGTGGAGGGAGAATCGACTACAGGCACAGTCAAGCGCTTGCCGACCGCCTCGAAGGGCTGAAAGCAATGGTGTTTGAAAACCTGCACGACATACAAACCGAAGACTTTGAATCCATGATCACCGCGCTCCGGGCATCAGCCGAGATCGAGCGCGACATTGTTTTTGGGTAGACCACAGGGAGAAAGCCATGATCAACGGAAACACGGCGCTTGGGGGAATCCTGCAAAGCGCACACGAGGACGGCGACTGGGTAAGCATCAGCCGCGAGGACTACCACGTCCTCAAGCTGTACGCGGAAGCGAAGTTCCCGGGCAATCAGGACAGCGTCAACGCCCCGCACGAGTACAAGGACGCGCTCGTTCGGTACGTTCAGGGTGCGGTTTACCCGGGCGACTTCCTGTACGGCCTGCTCACGCAAGACCTCAAGATGGTCATGGGCCATGCGGACGGGACGAGCCTGTTCTACCTGCAAGCGATCTACAAGTACGCCTATAACGTCATCCCCTCGATGTGCTTCGGGTCGAAGGCGGTAGTCGACAACTTCCTGCAATCGAGCGGCTTGCCGAAGTTTGAACCGAAATACTAAAGGGGGCGAACGCCCATAACCACAGGAGACAGTCATGCCACTCAAGCACGTAGACAACGAGGTTTTCACTCGCGATGGATTCCTGTACGCGACGACCGCAGGGAGAACCTCACGCGAGAAGGCCGAGCGAGCAAAGCGAATCGCGCGCCTTCACAACTTCGCGGAGTCCCTGATCGACCGCATCGCCGGGTACGACAAGCAATGTGAAGATGAGGACTACACCGACACCGGGGACGCTTGGGGTCTGTTCAACGAACTCCGGCAAGAAGCCGAGGAAATCTTAGGGAGACAGTAATGGGCACGAGAAAACCCGGCAAGCGTATCGACTGGTACGAGGTCACCTACCGAGGTCAGACCATCAAGTGCGAGGTTCGGATGAACCGGGCCGCAGACGCCGACCGCATGTTCCGCATCTGCAATGACGAGCATCGCATCGACGAGTACGGCGGCGACTTGGACGCTCTTGAGCAGGTTGTTTACAAGCGCATCGTCGCGGCGCTCGAAACCACGGTAACGCGCCACATATACGTCCGTTTTGACGACCGAGGAGGCCACGACCCGGTTTCACCCGCTAAGAACGGAGAGGGCTTCTTCATCGCATATGGCGTAATCGAGGTATGCACCCGCAAGGATGGCACAATCCACGGCTGGAGGCGGTTGACCGACAGTCTGAACAAAATATCCGGGCAGGGCTGGCGGCCTCACATGCCCAAGGTTGGTCGCGAAAAGAAAAGCGCATTCAGTAGCGGCTACGGCGTTGGCATCATGTTCGACTACACGCCAGAGTTACACGAGCAGCTACGCTCGCTCGTCGCCAAGGTGACGGAACTCAAGGACCGGATTCACGCGGTCATGTACCCCGACAAGCTGCTTGAAGTTCTCGCTGCGGGGCTCAATCTTCCGGCACTCTCGCCACCGGCAGAGGACGAGTAATGGGCACCCACGAGGAAGCCAGAAAGAAGCGCAAAGCAATAGCCGACTGGATGCGTGAAACCGGCGCGACGGTGACAGAAGCCGCCTCGCATTTCGGCATCGGGTACGAGCAGGCCCGGCGAGCAGCTACCGAAAACGGCCTAGTGATCGGCCGAGAACGGCAGCACTTAAGAGATGCGGGAATCGTTGACTTCCTCGACAAGGGCCACAGCTACGAGGAGGCAGCCAAGAAGTTCAAACTCACCCACTACCAAATCGACATGGCGGCGAAGCGCCTCGGCTTCAAGAAGGCCGAGAACAAGACGCTCACCACGGTTTGGCTCTCGATCATTGCAGCGCTTCAAAACACGGACGACACCTACAGGGTGGTTGCGCGACAGCACAACGTCAGCAAGTCGACGGTGGCGCACATCGCAGCCAAGGCCCGGCAAGCGGGAATCGCAATCCCGAGTCGGGCGGTACGGCAGAAGAAAGCACAGGAGAACGATGGCAACGAAGCAAGCGAGAATAGCGATCAAACGGCTCAGGAAATGGCCGAAAGTCCAACGAGCGAAACGACTTAGGCTCGAGTTCACCGACAGGCACACACGGCGCAGCTTCTTGCTCAACGTCGGGATGGCGCTGAAAGGGTACGGCGGAAGCGTCTCGCAACTCGCGAAAGAAGTCGAGATCGAACGCTCCACGTTCCACCACTGGATAGCCGAGGGCATCAAGCAAGGGGTAATCGACCCAAGTACCTACCGGGGAAAGACAGCCAAGACCGGCGGCCCCTCTGTAATCGTCTCCGATGTCAAAGCCGGGCTCGACATCCTGCAACTCCTCACCAAACACAACACGTCACTCAGCACCATAAAGAAGCACCTACTGACCGCCCGACAGCGCGGGCTACTCACACCGGAACAGGTAGCGCAAGTGTTCCAAAAAGGCGCTCACGGACTCCACAAGGACGCCCAAGACGCAGCCGCCGGTATGATCCCCGCTGACTTCTTGCTAGACGACGAAAACGGCACTCTGATAGACTGCCGAACGGGTTTGGTGGTGACCGCCCCAAGAATACTCGAACTCGGCAATAAATTCGTCGACCGGCTACGCCTGTTGACGGCCGAAAGCCGACGCTATGTGCCACTCTGGCACAAGCAGAAAGTGCAACATGGGCAAAGAAAAACCAAAGCGAAAGCGCGGACGCCCAAAAGGCGCAAACCACGTAATGACGGCTGAAATCAAGGCGAAGTTCATCGGCGCTTTGCAAGTCGCCGGATTCTTTTCGGTCGCAGCGAACTACCTCGGATTGTCAGAACGCACAATTCGCGATGCGCGACAGAAAGACCCGGAATTTAGCGCCGACATAGAAAAGGCTCTAGCAAAGAGGACCATGTACAGCATCACGAGGATCAGGAACTCGCAGGCATGGCAGGCTCACGCATGGTGGTTGGAGCGCACGGACCCGGCAAGGTTTGGCCGCCGGGTCGCTCTGGAACACTCAGGACCGGACGGCGGACCCATCGAGTCGAAAACGACATTCACACGCGAGGACTTCAAAGACCTCACGACCGAGGAACTACTTGACTTGCGTGATCAGGTCAGAGAGAGAGTGGGTGGTCAGGAGACGGTGAACCGCATCGCCCACCTGAACAAGAACTAATGGGGCTCAGTACACTTGACGGTTGGGATGGACGAGGCGGGGAATCTTCCTAGGCATGTTTCGCCCGCATCTACGGAGTCACACCGGACGTACTGAGCCCCGCCAAACGGACGCGCACGCACAGGATTGACCAATGCCAAAGTATGCACATGGAACCAAAGTCAGTATCCCGGTTACACAAGGTCAGATACTAGAACTACTTACGAAGCGGGGCGCGACCAAACACATGATCGGCGGCGACATCGCCACAGGCGCAAGCTTCCTCGCGTTCGTGTACGAGGGCAAGCCCATCCGCTTGCAGATCAACCCGCCGGACCCGCGCGAGTTCGATACACAGGACCGCATCGACCGGGAGTGTCGTCGGCTTTGGCGCGTCATGCTTATATGGGTGAAGGGCCAACTCGAGGCCATCGACAACGGACTGCTTACGCCATACTCGGCATTCCTTCCGCACATGCAGCTTGAGGACGGCCGAACGGTATCCGAGGCGGCGCATCAAGGGGAAGAAGTCAGAGTCGCGGAAAACATGCGGCTACCGGGACCAATGGACGCATAGCTTAGGAGAACGCCATGGAAATCACCCCGACGAGTCACCGATTCGGCGGCATGACTACAATCAAACTCACCGATGAAGTCTTGTGCGGCAAGATCGAGATGATGCGCTTCGAACTTTCGGGAAGCTGGCACAAGCATGACACCGACGAAATCGCGCTTTGTGTTGGCGGCAAGGGGTTTGTTCACTTCGACACCGACGACGGCATGAAGACCGTGAAATGCGAGGCCGGAACGGTCACGCGAATCGAGGCCGGGCGCAGTCACTACATGGAACCCAAGGGCGGCGAGATGTTGTTTGTCATCCTCTACGCCCAACCATCCGAAAGTTCCCCACTTGCACAAGCCGCGCTCGCGCTCGCCAACGCATACATAAAGCGCCGCGACCACAGGACTTACGGCCTCGCAGACTTGTCAAAGGCCGAACAGGAACGGGGCATCAAGAATCTCAACGAAAGTCAGCGTCTCAGCGAGGCGCTCGAGGACGCAGAGCAAACCTACAGGAGATTGACATGAAGATTTACCTCGCAAGTTCATGGCGCAACGAGCGTCAGCCTGAAATCGTCAAGCTGCTACGCGAGAACGGGCACGAAGTCTACGACTTCCGTAACCCGGAAGAAGGCGACGACGGTTTCAGTTGGCGTGAAATCGACGACGATTGGCAGAACTGGACGCCAGAAAAGTTCCGCGCGATGCTCGAACACCCGGCGTCCGTTCGCGGCTTCAAGCACGACTATGACGCGATGAAGTGGGCCGACTGCTGCGTCTTGCTCATGCCATGCGGGCGTTCGGCACACCTTGAAGCCGGGTACTTTTGGGGCGCTGACAAGCCCTTGCATATTCTGCTTGCGAGCGGCGAGCCCGAACTCATGTATAAGGGCGCGACCTCGATCAACGTCAACACGGACGAGTTGCTCCGGCAACTCAGTTACGGCGACATGGACAAGGCCTACCCACCGGACCCAAGGGCAGAACCCATCCACGCGCTACTCGACGGGGTAACGGCGCAGACCAAAATCGAGAATCAGGCGAAGGGGCAACTCACGCTCCGTGAACTGATTGCGCAACTCGAGCAACGCCCGGCCACGGACAAGGTTCGTATCGGCGCGGCCATGTGGAAGTTCTCGGCACTCGGCAGTTACCGGGGCTATTACGAGCAACTTGCTATCGAATACACTTCGGACGCCGAACACGAGGACACGACGGTTGAGAAACTACTCGAGCAACTCCAAGGCATGATCGGCTCCACAGTCGAGGGCTACAAAGGCGGCCTGTTCAAGATCACACCGGCAACGCCAGTTTGGGCATCGAACTACGGCGAGTGTTCGAGTCTCGCTGTTCAGGGAGTCTCCGGCGGCGGTGAAGGCTACACGGCCATTCATCTCGTTCTCATCGAATAGACGCAGCGCCGGGCGGTGTGTGCTAGAATCAACGGGCAACTAATACTTGAAGGCATGTTAGACTTATGTTGGTGGTGCAATCGTGACCCAAAACCGGGGGTAACCGACTACACCCGACACACCCGAGAGGGAGGCTTGTGTAGATGGCTGACGGGCCATTTCGCTCGACGGGGCGACACCACCAACATTGTCAACACAGGAGGGTGGCGATGGCAGCCAAAAAGCAAAAGCTATGGCGAGAAATCGAAAAGTCGCTGCTGCAAACACCGGGCGATTGGGAGTTCGGAGATTATAGAGCCACGCATCACAGCGGCATCACACTGTGGACCGCTAACGGCGGCCTCGGCTTGCGAATCCCAACAAGCAGTAAAGTCAAAGGGCGCATTCCGTTTTGGCGAAAACTCCGGGTCATGCGAGCGGTTAGAATCGCGCAGGAAGTAATCGCACTGGACGCCATACAAAAACCCAAGACGGTCGACTAACACAGGAGACAGCGATGGAATACAGGAAGGTCAAAACCAACGCCGGGCTGATTGTCTGGTTTACGCTTTCGCTCTTGGCCGAACTTGAAAAGGGCAGCAACCACACGGACCCCTTCGAGGAACGAGTCGAGCGTCACGCCAACGACGAACTCGAGCGCTACCTTGGCGGCCTGAAACATGGCCCCGATACGCGCATCACCTACGACAAGCGACACAAGACGGCGAGCGCCATCGGCGAACACCCGGACCTGTACGAGCAGCACAGGCGCGACGTACCGGCGCACACCGAAGAAATGCAGTTCATGGAGTTTGACACCACGAAGAAGCCGGACCTCGAGCTAGAGTGCGTCCTGTCGGCAGCAGACATCGCAGCCGCTGTACCTCCACTCGACTTTGACAAGGTTCGGTACGGCCTCAAAATTACAAGCAATCCCGGCGAAGCCGCAAAGCCGGACCCCATCAAGGACATCGAGGAAAACCGGAAGCGCATCAACGGCAAGGCGTTCGACATGATGATCTTGGACGACCCGCACGACGAGGTTGGGCAAGCCACAGGCTTCAAGTTCATTCCCGGGCAAGAAGTCCTCTACCGGAAGAACGGCGAGAAGAAAGTCGGCACGGTCAACTACAGCCGGTACAGCCAAGAGCATCGAGCAAACGTCGTTAGCATTCAGGTGAACCACCATTTCGTGGGCGAGTATTTGGAGTCGGAACTAGAGGCGCACGGCAAGCGGGTCGTCAAAAAGGGCAACCTCACCTACACCGAGGAAGTCATTGACGAGAGGCAACTAAAGCCCAAGTTCAGCACGGCCGCCGGGACAACCGTCGACTACGGCACAGTTCACAAGAACGAAGTTGATTGGGCCAAGGACTTGCTCAAGACCCACACCGGGAGCCCAATGTTCGTCCCGGGCAAACAGTACGCGGCGGAACTCATGTCGCGGCTAGGGCTCAATACTGATTTGATGCAAAAGTTGCTCCCGCCAAACTGCGACCTAGTCATGAGCATAGGGGGCGTGTTGACGTGCGTACTGCGCTCGACGGAAGCGCCACCAACGCCGAAGCACATGGATGTCGAACTCGAGGAAGGCCAGATTTGGGCGTCCAAGGACGGAGACCAGCACCGAATCCTCGAGGTCAAGCATCACGAGTGGAGCGGCAAATACACCGTCAAGTTGCTCGTAGACTCGAACCAAAGTCAGGAATACTGGCTAGACGACTTCAAGGAAAAGTACGGAAGGTTGGTCTGCACGGCATGATCACATTCAGCGACCACGCGCTCGAGCGTTGCGCTGAACGCGGCATCACTCAGGAACAGGCGCTCGACGTAATCGAGAAAATGCTCGGCCCGGAAGAAGAAAGAGACAGATGGCCCCAAGTGACGATGGAAATACGCAAGAACGGCCTGACGGTGGTTTACAACCACGCGCGGAAGGTGATCGTCACGGTAGCGAGGCAAACGAGCGTATCGAGTCGGGGACGGCGGACAAAAAACAAGCAGGACAGGAAGCGCGCAAAAGGGCGCAATCCCTACTAACCCCGCTCCGGCTTTCCATCGCGCAGCAGCGGGCGATTTACAATCCTGTTTCCGGCAGCGACGACCTACGCAACGTGCATCATCACCAGTACAAGGACGTTCACGGCCGGGTAGTCAACCTGTCGCTCACGGTCTGCCGCTACATGGCCATCCAGTTCGGCCGCCCGGTATGGGATTGCCGGGTCAGCCTAGGAAACGGCAAGCTCAACTACCGGCTCACGAACGACCGGCTCGGTGATGCTTACGCAGCGGCGGTCATCGGGCTCATGGGTTGCGGCGAGGACGACTACGAGTACGTCAACCTCGACTCGCACAAGACCGTGATCTGCGTCCGGGTCACGCTCACGGACCAAGAGTGCGACATCCTCAGAAAGATCAACGCCGGGCAGATGGACAACGGCTACCCCCACCTTTGGCCGATTGATTTCGAGCCACAGCAAACCCAACCACGACCCGCCGAACACGTGAAGCGGCACAAGTGGATGGACGACGCTCACGGGACGGTGTTCGAACAGACCGACGTGAAAGACCCAACGAAGCAGATGGTGAAAGGCCCCGGCAATGGCTGAACGAGTAACAATCGGCAAAACCTATAAGGCCCCGCCCGAGTTCACGCGAAAGTACCGTGAGAAGTGTGCCGAACTCGAGTATGCGCGCGATCAGAACGACGTTGTAAAGGGCCGAGGGGCGCGAGGGATTGCCAGTTGTAAGGGCGACCTTCGAGAAACAAGCGCATACGTCGAACGCTATGAAAACGAATGCGATGACCTGCTTTATGAACTCGTGACCAGCATTCTCAAGGCGGAAGGAATTGAGTTGGCGGAACTCGTGTCCGCGTCAACGATGTGCAGCGGCCTAATGGTTCACATACAGACGAGCCGAAAGGTCGACGGCGAGGACTGGAAGGAATGACGCAGAACGCAGTCGAGAGCTACGTCGACGCGCTCGAGGCGGAAGCCTGCCACCGCTCACTATTCGCATTCGTTCAAACCGCTTGGCCGATCCTCGAGCCCGACACACCCTTTGTCGACAACTGGCACATACGGGTCATCTGCGAACACCTAGAAGCAGTCCACCGGGGCGAAATCAAACGGCTGGTCATCAACATCCCGCCCCGCTGCATGAAGTCGCTACTCGTTTCGGTGTTCTATCCGGCATGGGTTTGGGCGAGGACGCCGGGGCATCAATTCATCTGCGCGTCACACGGGCAAGCGCTGGCCACGCGCGACAACATCAAAATGCGCCAGTTGATTACGTCCGACTGGTACCGAAGGCACTGGCCCCACGTCCAGCTTGCGCCGGATCAAAACGCAAAGACCGAGTACCAGAACACGGCACGCGGGCACCGCATCGCTACGGGCCTTGGCGGCGGCATCACTGGTTTCGGCGCTGACACAATCATTGTTGACGACCCTCACGACGTGGACGACGCTCATTCGCTCGCTGCGATCTGGAAGAACGTCGACTCGTTCAAGTCGAAGCTATACATGCGCCTGAACGACCGCAAGAAGGGCGCAATCATCATCATCATGCAGCGGCTACACGAGGCGGACGTTTCCGGCTACGTGTTGGGCGAAGTCGAACATGAACCACCGCCGGACAAGTGGGATCACGTCATGATCCCGATGCAGTTCGACCCGGACAGGGAAACGAGCAGCACGCTCGGATACTACGACGAAAGGACCGACCGGGCCGAGTTGCTTTGGGAAGAAAAGTTCGACGATGAAGAAGTGGCGAAACTCCGCGTCTCACTCGGCACATACGGCGCGGCCGGGCAGCTAGACCAATCACCCAACCCGCCGGAAGGCGGCATGTGGAAACGGTCATTCATCCGCGAGTACACCGAGAAGGTCATCAACGGCAAGCGGTACGTCGTCACAGACGATGGAATCGAGATCGAGTTCGACAAGCTGTTCAAGTTCGGCGCAGCCGACCTCGCGTACACGAAAAGCGAGCGCGCGGACTACACCGTTCTCGGGGCAGCAGCAGGCGACAAGAAAACCGGCTTCATGTTCGTGTACGACTGGTCACGGGAACGCATCGACCTACTCGAGCGCACCAACGAGGACGGCGCACACGAGCGGCACATTCTCGCGTTCATCCGCCGGGCGGGTTTGCAGTACATGGGAATCGAGAAAGCGTACCTCGCGGCTCAGGTCATCAAAAACCTACAGAACCGGAACTCCCGAGTACGGTCTATCCCGGTCGACAAGGACAAGGACTTGCGCTTCTACGGCATCGAGCATTTCCTCGAATCGCGTAAGTTCTTCGTACCGAAGGGCGCGCCTTGGGTTTCGTCGTTCATCCGAGAATGCACGAAGTACCCGGCGGCCACTCATGATGATCAATTCGACGTAGGCGTTTTCCTTTGCACCGAGTGGTGCAGAATCGCCGACGAAAAGGCAAAGATCGGAAGGCACAGAATGAAAGGACGATACTAATGGAAAATCGACCCTACTCCCCCGGCGCGTACAGACCCCCACGGCCACGACCTTTGGCCCCACGTCCTCGACGGCGCTTCATAGCTCGTCATCACAACAAGAGCGCATGGCAGACGATCCCATGGCCGATACGGGCTTTTCTGTGGATGGTCGCTCTGACCTTCCTAGGCTCGGCATTCATTCTGGCAGTCGTGTTCTTGATCGGACTGGCACAAGTAAGCTAGTATCCCCGAAGCCCACGAGGGGAACGGATGTCGACAGTACGGATCAACCCACACCTTAGCCACGTCAGCTACGGGCAACGGTGGCGACAGTGGCAGCGCATCCGAGACTTCCGCGAGGGCTCCGATCAGGTCAAGTTGCAAGGCAACCTCTACCTTCCTGTTCCGTCCGGCATGGACACGAAAACCATGGAGGGCAAGGACGAGTACCACAACTACAAAGAGCGCGCGAGCTTCTACCCGGTCGTCGACCGCACCATCGAAGGCATCACGGGTGTAGCGTTCATTCAGAACCCGGACTACAAAGTCACAAAGAAGATGGAGGACGACAAGGTCGTCGAGGCGCTCACCATCGACGGTGAAAGTGCCAACATCCTCGCGCATGTCATGGTCGACGAGGTAATCAGCGTCGGCCGCTTCGGCGTGCTGGTCGACCTACCGGCCGAAGAAGCCCCCGACAACCGCGCCTACGCCAGTAAGTATTTCGCCGAACACATTTTCGACTGGCGCAGGGAGATGGCGCACGGCAAGCGCGTCCTCACCATGGTTTTGATTCAGGACGGCAAGGAGCGCGTCAACGACAAGGACGCGGTACGGTTCCTCCGGCTGTTGCTCAAGAACCCACAGTCAGACCGACCGGTTTACGTCATCGAGGAATGGGTGTTCTTCAAGGACGACGTAGAAAAGACGGCAGGCAGCACGGGCGGTGGTGATTTCTCGAATCAGATGTTCGTCGCCGAACGCGCAGCCCGGCCGCCGGTAGCGCGCGTCCCGATGGTTCGCGGCGAGCCACTGTCGTTCATTCCGTTTGTGTTCGTGAATCCCAAGACGCTGCAACCGGAAATCGAACGTCCGCCGATGCTGGACTTGGTCGACGTGAATCGCGGCCACTACATCAACTCCGCAGACTACGAGCATACGCTTTACGCGGGCGCTCACGACACGTTCTACATCATCGGGCGGCTATCCGATCAAGAGAAGCCCCGCGAAATCGGCGGGGGCATAATCTGGACGCTACCCGAGGACGTGAAGGAAGTCGGCACGCTCTCAGCATCCGGCGTTTCGATGGACGCGCTACTCGAGGCGCTTGTCCAGAAAGAGGAACGCATGGCGGCGCTCGGCGCTCGCCTGATTCACCAGCAGAAGTCCGGGGAAGCGGAAACGGCAGAAGCCATCCGCATGAAAACCCGCGAGAACGCAAGCGTTCTGATGAAGGTCATCGAAAACTCCGAAAAGGCGATGAACCTGATCATGAAGTTCGTAGCGATTCTGATGGACCAAGACCCCGAGAAGGTATCGGTCACGTTCAACCGCGACTTCATCGAGGCACGTCTCAGTTGGGACGACGCGGTAAAGCTCGTGCAGGTATGGCAGACGGGCGGCATGTCCGAGGAAACCTACTTCGACCGTGCGAAGCGGGGCGGGATGTTCCCGGCCGATATGACGTTCGAGGAATATCTCGAGAAGCAGGCCGAGGACGAGGAACGCAAGAAAGAAAAGGCGGAACAAGATGGCGAAGAAAACGGGGAAGGCGAAGGGAACGAAGAAGGGGACGGGGAAGGGCAGTCGGAAGGGTCGCGGGTACTAGCCCAAGGCGACACCGACCACATGCACAGCGTCACCCTCGACGCAGACGGAAACGGCACGTCCTCAACGGACGCATCGGAGGCCGCTGGCTCGCACAGCCACGCGGTTGAAAACGGCGTTGTTCAGCCCGCAGGCACGAACAACCACACTCACCCACTCGAGTAGTCGACAAAAACGCGAACTAGATGATTGACGCAAAAGCGTCAGTCGACTACGTTTGCACACGTGGGAAGCCCACGGCGGGAAGCCCGTCTCTTAGCAGGGACAATCAGATGCGCTTTTGGATCGTGACTGGGAAAC